TGATGTGTCTTGCACAAGGTTCTGGCCCACATAGGCCACTGCTTCAGCTTGTGTGATGTAACCATTGGTGATTGTCATGCGTTCATCTCCATGCTGCAGCTCTTACATCGTTACCCTGAACATCAATCACATGCTTTGCAAAGTTGCGTGTGAGGATCACAGAAAGGTTGTCTGGGTCCACATTGTGGTAATACTCACCTGGTTGGAGTGGGCCACCATCAGATGCACTGTGTGGTGTGCGCTCGTAGCAGGCTGCTGTGAATATCAGCAAGCCTGTTTTGTGGTCCAAAAGGTTTTTCAGGTGGGCAATGTGTAGTGGCCAATCTGGTGTGTGTTCTGCCACTTCCAAGTGCAGTGCCACATCAAACTTGTCTGTGCTGCCATAGTCCAAGATGTCTCCCACCCATGTGACATCAGGTGCAGCAATCAGGTCAACGACTTCAAAGATTGAATGATCAAACAAGTAGCTTGCGTTGCCGTTCAGATCCCGCCCACCACAATCCAGAACAGTGCAAGGCCCAGAAGGTACCCACCTTTGCACCCATTCCAGAACCTCGTGGTGCATCAGATAACCTCCGGCTTTCTCCACCAAAAGAAGTGTGCAACGAGTATCAGTGGCAGCAGTTGCACTGGTAGTACTTGGGCTGCAGCCAAGGCCATCACAGGCCCAGCAGCAGTGTGCAGAAGTCGCACAGTGTCAGTTGCCACCAACAGCTGCCCATAGGCCAGCAGGAGTATCAGAAGTGTCTGCCAAGAAGGATGATACAAAGCCGCAAGGGTTGCGCCCCATGGCGCAATCATCAGCCAGGCATCACGCCAGCGCCCACTGTGGGCTTCCATAGCAGTCTTGAAAGGGTGCTCATAGATGCGTTTCAAGTTTGGTTGTGCAGTAACAATGTCCACTGCTGGTTTGCGTACAAACCACACAACTGCTGGCACGATCAAACCAACCAGCATGATTGGATGCCAAGCCCAAACTGCAGCAAACACCGGTGAAGTTTCCTTGATAGAAGCAGCCACCAGAATCAGAATGATTGCCAGTGGCCACAGCCCATGTTCAAAGCAAGCAACAGCCATGATTGACACAGCCATTGCTGGCAGATCCACACCCACAGGTCTGACTACTTGTGGACCCCACACACCAGGCAAAGCCAGCAACAGAACTGCTGCAGCTGCTGCACGTTCCCAACCAAGATCAGCAGACCACCACAACATCCCTGCTGCAGCAATGAACCACGAGCAAACCCACACTGCTTGCCATCTGCGCAAATCTGTTTTGCAGACTGTTGGCAACAACCAGCGCAGATTGAATGGCCTTGCTACTGCAACACCACGACCAGCCAGCAGATACCTGCTGGCATCAGGTCCGAGCATTGTCATCTGTTGTGCGTGGTTCTTCAGGTGGTGTCACACCCATTGTGCGTGTGTCTTCTGGCCAGTAAACCCTGCCACCTTTGTGGTGCCCAACATGGGCTGTCGTGTCCACAAAAATCTTGTGGCCTTGCTCACCAGCACGCAAACAAAAACTGATGTCTTCGCCAAGCGCCCACTCTGAACCATCATCACCAAACCTGATATCAAAACCAAACCAACAGTTAGTACTGCCACCACTCTGATCAAACATCTGTTGCAGCACTGAGCGGTGGATCAGCAGGCACCCAGTGCCTGTGGCTGTGACTTGCGCCAGCTGGTTTGGCACCCAGTCCAACATCACTTGTGTGATGGTGTTTGGGTCATCAATAAACAAGGTTGGGATGCAGCCATCAGATGTCAGAATCACACACAAGGCACCAAGCACCTTCAGATCATGTTCAACTGCTCGTGCAACCATCTGGTGCATCAACTCTGGTTTGAAAACCATGTCAGTGTCTACAAACCACAACCACTCTGCATCAGTGTTGTTGTGCAAGAACTCATCACAAAGTCTGTTACGAGCTTTGGCAAGGTTCGCTGTGGCTTCCAAAGCCACATAGTTATGCAACAAGCGCAGATCAATTGGGTTGGGTGACTCTGGGGCACCTAGTGCTTCCCAAATTTGCACTGCTCGTTCTCTGTCCCACATATCAAGCTCCCAGAAGGAGCGCATGAAACGTGTGGAAATGTCGTGGCCTGTTGAAGGGAAAGCCAGCAGCACTTTGCCAGGGTGATCAAAAGTCTCTTGCATGTTTATCCTTTGGGTTTTCGGAATTGGGTGGTGGTGCAAGCAAGCCCACTGCCTGCACCACCATCACAGATTTGACTAGCTCAATACTTGCTTGAAGCCAGTGCCAGACAGCACCACAGTGGCCGATGGGAAGCGCCCTGCTGTATAGGCAGAGAACCCATATACAACCATTGTCACTGTGAGGTTCTGTGCAGCAACCTCACTGAGAGTCAAACCAACTGGCGCGCCAGCTGCTTCAAAATACAGGTTGTCAGATCGTCTCGTGATCACCACGCGATCCTCGTCAGTGCTGGCTCCAGCGGCGGTGGTCATGCCACCGTCTGTAACGACGGGAACGCCCGCAATTGATCCCACTGGGGCATAGCCTGCAGCAACACCAGCACCAGAAGCATTGAACGAGTTGTACCCTTCAATGGCCACGAGTGGGCGAAGTGAGGAATCAGACTGGGCGCATAGCCAAGCCCAACGCCGTGGGTGCATCAGGATCAGGTCTGCTGCTGCGTATCGTGCAGCGTTGACCTTGCCAAGCCCATTGTGGATTGCTGCCACAAAGGATGCGCCTGTGGTGCCGGTCCACGCTGCGGTCTGAACCGAAGTCGTGTTGAGGATACCGAAGTGGCCACCAGCGGTGCCATCACCATTGATTGCGCTCACGTTGGTCTTGGTCGCGTACTGCTGATACAAGTCAGCCAACAAGATTCCAGCGATACCAGTTCCACGCTCAACAGCTTGGCGTGAAACCAACTGCTGACCAGCAAAGGTACGCACTGGCACAGTCAGATCACTCTCTCCAAATGTCGTGTTCTGGACCGCCGTATTTTCGGTGGTCTGCGCCGACACCCCAGTGCTTGTATTGCCGCGCGGGATCACAAGATTCATTCCCGAATCAGGCAAGGCCACTTGGGTGACACTTTCAAGGAAAGGCCGACCAGATGCAAGCGTTGGTGCAAACTGCTCAGTCAAGTACTGGGGAACTACCAAGCCACCAAAAGCGCCGCTGCTGCTGCGATAGCTGAGCAGGCTTTCATCACGACTGCGTGCAAGACGATCAGCAGCAGCCTGGTCATTGTTGAACTTGGCTGCAACAGCATCTGCAAAGAAGTCATGCTCACCATCTTGGCGATAGGTCTTCTCCTCGGAAACAACTTTGATGTTCATTGGGATCACTTCTTTTCTAGCCTCTGCGGCTTTTTCGGATCGGGCTGCAAGGTCAACAAGGTCTGCTTCACGCGCCTGAAGGGCTGTGATCTTGTCGTCAATCTCGCGAAGTTCTGCGCGTGCCGCGTCGAACTTTTCGGTTTCTTCTGCGTTCATCTCTGAACGGCCTTCTTCTTCAATTGCTGAAAGTACTTTCTCAACTGCTTCTTGTGAAACTTCACGTTCATCAAGAGCTGCAGAAATCAAACTGCGGATCTGGTCCAACATATGTGGAACCTTTCTTGTTTGGGAATAATGGATCAGCTGGTGACTTCAAGTGCAACGCATGTGCCACTGGCGGCATGTGTTGCGGCTTGTTATCGGCGTGCTGTTATTGCTTCAAGCTGGCGTTTAGCCATCTCAACTGAACGGCCTGTGGCCTGCTCAGAACCTTGTGCATCATTGCGAAGCTTGGCCACCGTTGCGCCTGAAGCAGGAAAGGTGACAACTGATACGTCATAGAGCTTCACTTCATGGATGGTGCGCACATCGTATTGTGCATCCCAAGAATCTCTGATGACTTTGAAAGCAAATGACATCTGGTCCATGTCGCCACGTTCCATTGCTGAACGCAGTGAAGCTGCCATTGGGTTTGATGGGTCCAGTTGTGCTGAGACTCTCAGCCCAATGTCATCTGACTGAAGGGTCATGGTTCCAGACTTGGTGCGTGCCAGTGGGATGCCATCGTGGTTGACCAGGAGTCTTACATCTGCTTCGCCAGCACTCTTTGCTGCAGCACCACTGGCAATGATTTCAGTGAACCCACCTGCAGCAGGTCCACCGCCAAGGTCGTATGCGTAGTTGTAGACCGTTGCATAGCCTTCCAATGTTGCCCCACCATCTGGTGTTGCACGCACTTCAAGCTTTGCCAGCTTTCTAACTTCACGCTCAGGGACATCAACACCATCAGCACTGCGTGTGTAACCCTCAACCATTGGCTGAGACTCAACCACAGGTTCAACCTCAACCACAGGTTCAGGGTCAACCTCAACAACAGGTTCACCCTCAAGCAGGCCAGCAGGGATCACCCACAACTTGCACAAGCCAGCTGCAGCAATCTCACCTGCAACAACCTCACACATGCCATCCATGAAGAACACACAGCTGCCACAAGCAATGCCATCACTGGCCTGCTCAGACTCAGCCTGATAGCCACAGCCATCAGCGCCAGCAGTCTGGTCATACTGCCCAAACTTCTCAACAACAGCTTCAGTATTTTCATACTGTGCAAGCTGCCGCTCATTCAATGGATACATATCTAGGTCAATCATTCTCAAACTCCTGTCAGCTTCAAGAGCTGCGATCTGTGCTAGGCGTGCATCAGCCCAGCTCTGTCCAGCGTCACCACCCCACAACGCCCACGCAATCCTTCCAGCAGAAGGGTAACCATCTTCACCAACTTCAAAACCTTGCCCTTGTTTGTCAACCTCGTGGCGTGCAAAGAAACTGGCCATACGTTGCACAGTCTCAGGAGACAACCTGACCTTGTTTGATATGTCACGAGCACGAGCAACACCAACTGCAGTGCCACCACGATTGAACTCGTCACGCCAAGCCAACCCACGCTTGGCTTCTTCAACCATTGCATCAGTGGGCACTAGGTCAATGTCATCAATCGTTGCCATCAGGCAGAAGGTTCCACTGGCAGTGAACCCACCAACCCTGCACCAGCCTGGTTGGCAATGGTGCGTGCTTCATCAGCACTCACCACAACACCCACACCCAGATAGACCTTCTGAACTATCTCAGCAATCTGTCTTGCGTTGGCAACAGAATCTTCTTCTAGAGCAACAGCAGACAGTGGCTGTAGATCCTCATATGCTCGTGCTTCATCCACTGTCAAGAACCCTGAACTGATACCCACAGCATGTGCTGCATAGCGTGTGCTTAGGTCTGAACGCAGCAGGCCATCAACATTGAACTTGACCCGTTCATTGGTTGGCACGAGCGTTGATAGTGCTTCTTCAATCGGGATCAGATATGGCATCAAGCCAAAGCTCAGCCAGTCCGCTGCGCGTTGTTCCCTGTTTGCGTAGGTGACACTGCTGCCACTTGCAGCTGCACCAATCAGTTCAGGCGGTATGCCATAGATGCGTGCTATCTGTTCAACAGTGAAACGCTGAGAATCCAAGAACTGTGATTCATCAGGGCTGATCTGGACCCGCTCATACTTCAGGCCACTGCCCATGATTGCAGGCTCACGATTGCCTTGGGTTGCGTTGTTGAAAGCACCCTTGATGCCTTGCGCCTGTTCAGGTGTCAGCTCACTGTCTGAGTAGATGATTGCATTGGGGTTGCCACCAGCGTTGAAGAACTGCGCACCAAACTGTTCTGCACTGATGCCTGCACCAATGGCTTGTTTGGCACTGCTGATGGGTGACATACCCATGGGCATGCCAGGGAAAACAAACATGGGCACATGCCACAGTGGCCCATTGGGCCACCTGTTGATCTTCTTCTCATTGATCTGCGTTTGCCACTCACCATCAACATGGCGCCATTGCACACTTGCAGGGTCCAAGATTTCAACAGTGACTGGGAAACCATTGCCACCAGTTTCAGTTACCAGACCATAAGCGTTGCCATCCAGCAGCAGTGAACTCCAGACCTGATACAACCATGTGGTGATTGCCACATTGGGTGCAGGTGCCCTGAACAGGGAACTTGATGGGAGCTGTGTGCGCCCACCAGGCCCATCCCTAAATTGATCAAGTGGCAGAGTCGAACCCACACCAGCTAGGAGTCGCACACAAGCCCAGACAGCAGCCAAACGCATTGCTGAATTGGCATCAACGATAGGTGCCCCAGACTTCATTCTCATCTGGTTCACTGCAGCAATGATGGAGTCAGGCGTGATTGCACGCTGCTCCCGCTTAAACAAACCCATCAAGCACCATCAATCAGAAAGCCCACAATGAACATGCACACACCAGCTGTGCCAAGGGCAAGCACTGGTGAGAATAGAAACACTGCAGCTACAACAGCCATGATCCCAGCGATTTCTAGAACAGTGGCAAGAGTATCTTTGAACATTGGCACCGCCCTTTCTTTCTAGTAAGCAAACACCTGTGGCACTGACACAGCACCAACAGGCAACAAAGCACGAGCAATGGTCACAGCAACCAGTGGTGAAATTGGGACAACAGAGGATCTCAGATCCCAAACCCACGCGTCACCCAGCTGACGTTCAGCAGCATCACCTGCAGCAACATCCAATGGGCCTTGGTTGTCTGGCCTTGAAAGTCTGCCTTCAATCACATCAGAGAAGAAGCCGTTGCATGCCTGTTTGTAATCAGGTGTGTTCACCTGGTGCAGCAAGTCTGCGCTGATCCCTGCATCTCTGAACGCTGCCAAGACTGGACCAACAGCAGCGCCAGCAGGCCCTGCACCATTGCAACCAACAGCAGTGGGTTTCCACCGCTCCACCAAAGCCACCAGCCTTGCAGGTAGCCATCCCAACCCTTCACGATGTTCAATTACTTCAACATAAGGTGCAGCAATCGAACCAGCAGCAATAGCAATTGACGCGTACTGGTTGCCAAACGTGACATCAAAACTGATTGTGATTTCACCCTCACCCAACTCAGGTGGTGTGGCAGTCAAGGTCTGTGCCCATTTGAAATCAGGGATCTTCACATCTTTGAACCGCAAACTGTCAGGCTCAGAATCCCACACACCCAGACGTTCCCTAGCAAACTTGTCATCACCCATTGCATCATGTTCAGCTTCCACAAAGTCAGCTCTGATGCGTGTGCCATAAGCAGGATTTGCCAATGCAACCAGGCTGCGGTCATTCACATCCAAACGCTGCGTGATGCAGTTGCCCTGGTCATCCAAAGCAACCTGCTCAGCAGTGTGCTCCATGTAGGCAAGTCGCCCAGCGTCACCACCAAGGGCACGCCTTCTGATCTTCCACAATGCACTAGAAGTGCTCAACCCTGCAGATGATGCATACCAG